CTTCAACAAAGGGGTGATTCATTTCGTCTTCTTTCTGTACCTGGGCAAGGAATATGTCGTCCTTTGTGAGGAGTTCTCTTTTACCAAGAGAGGGGCAGTAAAGTTTTAGTGGGAGGTATTTCATGTTTAATTATCTAAACATTCAGGACACTTGGTCTCCTCTAAGTCATCTGGGCGGTCAGCGTAACTGACCTTTCCTGTGCCTGCACACAATTCACAATCAGTTCCAAATTCTTGGTTGCGGGTCATGTTAGTTTCCTAAAAAGGTAATTATTAACAAGGCTAATACCACAAGTGGTAAAAAACCAACACTGGTATTCCTCTTGTAACTACTTGGCTGATTTTCCCAGTTCATGTTTATTGATTAACATTCTAATAATGGCACTTTCTGTTTCCTCTAATTCCTTTGATAATTTACGAACCTTGTTAATGTGCCTGTTCTCTAAGTAGTAAACCTTTCGTATTTGTTTGATCATAATTTTATTTAATTGATAACCTCTATATAGTGGCACGTTGCACGCAACGGTGCAACAAAGTTATCCACACTTTACGCTAATGGTACTGATCTCCTTAGCCCTCGCCCCAGTAAGCGACTTACGGGTCGAGCGATCACGTTCTAATATAAACGTCTCGGTAGATATGACGTGGAATACCTTTGGGTACTTTATAACGATCCACGTTGGCCTGTTCTTGTGTGCACTATAGTCGGGCGTGCCGGGCGTGCCGACAGTGTGCCGAAGTAATATGCCTTTGTCTGATCGTGACAGGTTGGCCACGGTCTCTTGTTCCAACTCGAAGCTCTTAAAGGGAATGCTACTCTTACCTCGCGTGTCTTTTAACTCAAAATTTCCGTCTAAACGGTTCGTGTTCCACCACTTGCGAAATACGATACCGAAATCAGATTCGTCTTTATTGTTTTGTTTTGGTAACTCTGGTAGTTTCATGTAAATAAATATGTGGGTTAAAGTCCTTCCCGGATTGAATCGTGTCGTATATACGCTGATCCCAACGTCCGGCGATTAAATAATAAAAAAACACTGGTGCGAGATGTTCGAGGTGTCTTGCTCGTCCTACTGCCTGAGTGTGGAAAGTACAGCTATGACTCATGCTTGCGAACGCTATGGCCCCGAACATATAACCATCAAATCCGAATAACATTGAGGCCTGACAAATAAAAAAACATTCTTCTGCGGCTTGGGCTTGTCGCTTCACCAGATCGGCATCCTTCGTTCGGCCGTCTAGAACAAAAACAGGTTTCTCCTTGCCAAGCTCTAGTGCCAATGAATCAATCTGGTCTGTGTAGTGTACAGCCACGATGAGTTTCTTGTAGCCTAACTCCAGTATATATTTATGCTTGTTCTGTTGCTCGTGGCGATGTTCGTGCATCCAGTTAACTAACTCGTATTTTGGCTTCTCATACTTCGGTTGCTTAACCTTGATAATCGTAGATGTGGCTTTCGGTAGATACGAAACACAATCACGCAGAGAAACAATATCAGCGTGACGCTCAAGGAATGGCCGTATCTTAATCCGCCAGTCGGGCTTAGGCATCCAAGCGGGATACGGTAAAAATGGGAGTTTCACCTGCTCAAAGAACATCGATCGCCACAGTTTCCAGTCGTAATAGACACCCACATAGCAGAGCGCCGTGTGTAGTGACCATGCGTTCTGGCGGATCATGGTGGCCGATAGCCCCAAAAAGTCGCAATCTGGGTTGCCTTTAAGAATGGTATAAAGCGCCGTAGCTAATTGGCTTCTGCCTTTGGCGAACAAAGGAGAGAGAAAATATTGCAACTCGTCGACAACAATCGCAGTGGGTTTCTTGATAGTGTGCGCAACTTTTTTAAATTCTTCTTTGCTCAAAACAGTAGCCTTTGTCTTAAACGCCATCCAATCCTTCTTGTTCTGTTTCGGTGTGATGATATAGGTATTGCCGCTACGTTCCGGCATATCAACCCACAAGGCGGCTGGGAGCGATTTTCCCACGCGCATTTCCCAATTCAGCAGAGCTTTCTTCGGGTTTTTACCGAGAAACGCTTGTTGGTGAGGTAATGGTTGCATCTTTATATAATAGATAGGTGCTTTCTGTTGCCTTAGCGGTGCCTTTCTCTTGCTCAGTGTTCTTGGCGAGCTTGACCTTTTCTTCGAGCTTAGCCACGGCAGGAGAATACTTCCATGACGTTTTATGAGCAACGGTAAATGAGCCAAAATTGTCGAGTTTGTTCTTTTTAAGCTCGTCTAGTATCTGCGCGCGGAGCGTAGCTTTTTCTGCTTCAAGTTCTTTGAAACGTGCGTCTAACTCTATGTACTCAAGTAATAATTTTTGATTCATTGATTTTATTTTTAACCTTTCTTACAATAACCGACCTCTTTTGTAACTCCTGATAATACGTCTTGCTTCTCGGACTCTTTTCGTGCGAGAGCTTCCCCAGCTTGCTGAAATAGCTCCGGACTTTCTTGCTTAATTTTAGTGTAGTCATCTGATATTTCCTTTGCTGTTTTAATAATTTCTTTTTTCATTTTCTGCCTCTGCCATTCTGCGATCCGACGGTTAAACACCTGAATTTTGCCGGTGAACTCAATCTGATTATTCTTGCCGATAAGCGTGTGGCCTCCAAATTCCCGTGTCTCCTTTCCGTCCCTCGTTTCAATCCATACCAAGCGTACCCACGGGTCGACTTTTTTATATTTAATCTTCGTGAGTAACGAGTAAGTAACAAGTTGGTTTGCTTTCGCACAACGTAAGTCAGTCCACGCTTCTTTCCCTGTTTTAAACTCAACGATCGCCTTACGTTGCTTTGAAAATGAGTCTAGGACACCGAGAAAGGGTACCCCGCCTACTTTGACCTCAATACGGTGTTCCATGAGCTTGTAGCGTGGCACGCGGTCAAGTACGGGGTCTTTAATGCCGTCTTCGAGCATACGAGCAACCTTTTTCCCAAAAATAGTTTCTTTATTCTCGAATGACGGACCGTTGAAGTAGTAGCGTTGTCGATACCCTTCCCTATTACTCTGCCACAAGGACATTTGACTGTACGACAAATATTTTTTTGGTAGGTTGTATATAACTTTCATAATAAGACGCACGGTTGTACGCGTGCGGCCTATATAAAAACTAGCTAGGAAAAGCCTCGTCGAGAGTAACGTCTGTTACAGGTGGCGTTGTGCCGCCTTTTGCTTGGTCTTCTGTATCAAGTTCTAGAACAGTCTTACTTTCTGTTGTTAGTTTCTTTCCGTAAAATCCAAAAATCTTTGTTGGACTCAAGCCCTTCTCAGCAGGGTCTTTAAGCTCGATAAGTTCTACAGTCAAAGGATCGCCAATGCGAAGATCGTCTGTCTGAGAGAGAATAAACGAAAGTCTTTTAATTCCAACGTTTACCATTTTACCGTCTTGCTGTTCAAGAGTGATACCACGCTGTTCTTTAAACTTCCCTTCAGCCGCGCGATAAAACACATCGCGAATATACCCCTGTGATTTGTCACCTACGTTTTCAAATTTAGCCCAGTTGCTCCATGCGAGATCACGAGGGCGTGTAAGTGAGTCTTTCTTGTAATCACCAAAAATGTCACCTTCTATTTTCTTTGTCATATGTTGAATGTTGCTTAGTGAATAATATTTGTACAACACTTACACTATAACGCACTTGCATACCGTTCGCAACGGTTAGTATGTGGATAAGATTTCGTCGAGGGTGTCTTCGGTCACTTCCTTGTGAATGTCGCCTTGATCGTACCTCTCAGCGAGAAGTTGAACGGTCATTGTCCCCGTAGTTGTGTACCAGTTCAGTCTGTGTGTACCCTTAACAAAAGACTTCATACTCGTCATTCTTTGTTCGCCTAAATCAGTCCAGCCGTATGCTAGTATTTTGTCTTTCATAAATTTTTAAATTGTTCTTCCATAACATCAACGACCACTGGCGTTCCTAAAAGCATGGTCATCGTTGCGTCTGTTGGGTAATAACGGTTCGCTCGTGATCCTCCGACCATGATTCGGCGCTTTTCAAGTTTTAAAATACTTCTCAAAATTTCACCGACTAGGACGGATTCATAAGGATTAATTTCTTTTTTAAAATCAACATCCTTTTGAACGCCTTTTTGATATGCCATTGTGGTAGTTACGCCATCAAGTCTTTCTGCTTCCGTTAGACAAAAATACCAATCAACAATAGTTTCTTCAAAAGGGCTAACAATTCGTCGAAGCCCCTGCTCTATTCTCAAAGCGTCTTCTGAAAAATCGTATGTCGTTTCCTTTTTCACAACAAGTCGGTGGTACGCTTCAGCGAATAATTGATCTCGGTTTTCTTTGAGCCATCCGATGTCAGCAACTTTTCGGCACCGAATAGGAATCCATCTACGATTACCTGTTTCGTCTTTAAGATATTCTGTCTGATTCGTGGTCATGGCAAAGACACACCTGCGTGGGAACTCCATAGAGTTACGCGCATACGGTGGTCTGAACTTGTCTGATTGAGTGGTAATGATTGCCTTCATTTTCTTCACCTCTGTTCGTGAAAGCGTCTCTCCTTCTGAAAACTCGATAATAGCTTTCCCAGCAAACTGCATAAAAAAGTCTTTTGAGTCAGTGGACATCGTTGTTTCAACATGCCAACCTCCACCAAGAATATTGAGTGATGTCGATTTCTTTGTCCCTTGGTCTCCTTCGAGGACAAGAACGTAGTCAAACTTGCACCCCGGTTCAATAAGACGGTGTACAAGCCCTTTGAGCCAATTTGACCCTATGGAGTGCGTCAATTCGCTGTCATCAGCACCATAGACCTCATGAAGCCATGAGTCGAGCCGATATGTTTTGTCCCAAACAAGAGAGGTAATCCAATCCTTTGCTGAATCATGAGAATTGTCGATAGATACTTTCATGATAGCGTCATAGACCATTTCTTTACTTATTTTATTAAAGACAGGAAAAAGTATTTGTATCTGACTTTGAATTTCAAGAGCATCGCTATCTTTAAATTGTCGTCCATCAAGCTCAAACACAGTTTTAAACTCATCGAATCGAAAACGATTGCGGAATTTTTCATGTTTGTTAATGATCCGGCAAGTATTCTCAAGATTTTGAACAGGTATCTTGTCACCATTCTTATTCACAGAGAAAAGGAGATCTAAATTGGGATTTTCTTTTTTAAATTTAGTTTCATGAGATTCGTACACATTTTCACACTTTGTTATCGCTTTATTGATTGTGCGAGTGCGATAGTCTTGGCGCGCCTGGGTCTTCGTTCGGTTACCGATTGGCGAAGCAATCCAAATACGCTCCATTTGAGCGGCGTTCTTACCTGTCCAAAAGGCAAGGTTCATACAAAGTGCCATATCAGCAGAGCTGTCATCATTACCATAATCTGAAGTGTCACCACCATAGACAGCCTTTGCTTTTGGTGATTTGAGCATCTTGCGAATTACGCTACCGTCATCCAATGCCTCACCCTGTGAGTCATGGTGAGGCATTGGTGTTTTTGCCCAAGGATAACCCAAGATAGAAAGAATCCGATTCATTTCTTCGGTAGTTACTTTTCTTATTTCGGTTATCTTGTTGTACAGCTGTTCAGTTACTGTGAAATACCTAGCAGAAGTATAAAATTCGTATTTTTCTTTATTTTGTCCGTTAGGTAGAGTGTATTTATTAGGAACAGGATCAAACGGCTCAGTTATTTCAAAATAAAGATGCAATCCAGTCTGACTTGGTGAAATTTCAGTATAGGTTTGAGATTCTAAAATAAATTCAGCAATAGTCTCTTTTTCAGGATGTTCGATTTTTCCATTTTTTAAACAATGGTCTAAATCAATACCCAAAAGAGTTTTATCTTCATCAAACATAATGCCAACATTCTTTGAGTTTTTTTCAGATACTTCTTTAAAGGTACTCCAAGTTTTTGGATCATTTGATTTTGCCTTTCGCCCGTTCACTTGATAGGGAACTTTTGTGAGGTTTCCATCAACGGTTTCGTACCTCCAATTAACCCAGCGTTTTTGGTTTTTAAATTTGTCCATAGTTTATTCCAATACAAAAGGAGTAACCCATATTGGACTGGTTCGGCAGAACCAATAACTACGAGTTACTCCTTTTGTACAATAATACTCTATTAAGGTGCCGAATTTGTCCATACATTAGATATTACCATGTCGACTTTCCATAACCTTGTTTAAGTTGGGGATAGCTAAAAAGCCTCATTTTGGTACCAAACGGTACCAAAAGCCTCGTTTTGGTACCGTTTGGTACCGGAAATACGCATAAAAACACGCTTTTTTTGAGGATTTGTTCAATTTGCCTAAAAAAGTGCTTCACTATGGCACCGTACGGTGGCTAAGAATAAGGGATTGCCATAGCTGCCATAGTAAAGTGACGTTTTCCCTATAAACCCTATATGGATATTGTGTCCTATCTTTCTTTTATTCTATACCCATTCATATAAAGAATAGGTATGGTAACTATGGCAATAGTAGTATGGTGGCTATGGTTAGCGGTTTTTTTACTGCCATAGTGATTTTGTGTTGCTATGGCAAGCTATGGCAAGCTATGGCAGGGCATTTGGGCAACGACACATGAGTTAAAGAAAAAATGCAGTTGTGGTATAATTCTAGAAATGGATAAAGACTCAGAAATAAGTGGGGGCAAGCTGGATACTAGATTCAAAAAAGGGTTTGACCCAAAACGGAACCTCAAGGGTAAACCTGTGGGCAAATTGAGCTACATAACAGAAATGGATAACGCCATTGATGAATACGCAAAGCTGCATAACCTAACCTCGGCACAAGTTAGGTTGGATATTTACATGAAGGGCGCAGAGGAAGCGTTGAAAGGAGAGTATAGCTTTTACCGAGACTACATGGACAGAAAACATGGGAAACCGATACAGCCAATAACAGGCGAAGACGGCGGGCCTATTCAAATTCAAGGTGTTGAAATTTCTATACAAAAGTAATGAATATCAAGTTTGCGATTCGACCGACCTACTTACCTCTATGGGAATCAAAAGCTAGGTATTTAATTGTTATGGGTGGCCGAGGTGCGGGGCGCTCGACAGCTGTGTCTCAATATTTGGTTTCAAAATTACCTGCGAAGACATACATGCGCGGGGCTTTAATGCGCGCGGTACACCACGACATAAGGCATTCATGTTGGCGGGAAATAAACGATCGGATAAATGAACAGACTGAAGGACTGAGGGGCCTTATGAGAATTACGGACAATGATATGCAGGTGTCCTACGGTACCAACAGTCTCCACGCTCACGGTTTCAGAGCGTCTAGCGGGTCACACAGTGCGAAGCTCAAGTCTATTGCTTCATATAACACTGTGTGGATCGAGGAGGCAGAAGAAATTGGTGAACATGAGTTCATGACACTTGATGACTCACTCAGAACAGTTAAGGGTGATATAAAAATTGTGCTAACACTCAATTCGCCCCCAAAGAGTCACTGGATTATCCAACGGTGGTTCGATCTGTCTCCAAGTGATACTTCTGATTTTTTTGTTCCTAGTTTGAAAAAAGGTATAACAGACACCGAGTTTATTTTCGGTACATTTGAGGACAATTTGCAAAATCTTGACGAACACACCATGCGCAGGTACCGAGGCTATAAGGAAACAAAGCCATCGTATTACAATCAGATGATCAGAGGACTTGTACCGGAGACTGTCCGGGGCAAGATATTTAGTGGGTGGAAACAAATAGAAGAGGTACCACATGAAGCGCGACTTGTGGCGTACGGTATTGATTTTGGGTGGTTCCCTGATCCCGCGGCACTCATTGCGCTGTACGAATATAATGGTGGCTATATCGTTGACGAACTTGCATATGGGACAGAAAAGAAAAATCAATTACTCGCAGAAATAATATTGTCTCAACCAAAGAAAGCTATAACTGTCGCTGACAGCGCGGAGCCTAAGAGTATTGATGAAATACGAAGCTATGGTGTGGACATTGTGGGGTCAGATAAAGGACCAGACAGCGTGACTTTTGGTATAAAAGTCGTGTCCGGTCTCCAAATATCAGTAACAAAACGTAGTAAAAACATATGGAAGTGCTATGAAAACTTTGCATGGGCTGAAGATAAGGACGGAAACCCAAAAGGATTCCCAAATAATACATGGAAACACGGAATGGACGCAACAATCTACCCTCTCGTGTCTCTAAATAAGATATACCGCAAAGAACCAGAGGATATTTCTAATATTTTTGACGATTCTCCACAGTTTTCGGATATAGGTATTTAATAGTGTGGTACAATTACTAAATAATTAATAAAAATATACATGACACGAACAAAAAAAAATAAAGAAGAGTTAAGTGTTGAAACACCTGTTGAGGAAACACCTGTTGAGGAAACACCTGTTGAGGAAACACCTGTTGAGGAAACACCTGTTGAGGAAACACCTGTTGAGGAAACACCTGACACAGTTACAGACACCGAGTTTATTTTTGGTACAAAGCAAACACCTGAAGTCAGAGTCTTAGACGAAAAAGGTATTGTGATTCGTGTCTACGATTTACATGAGCATGGAAAGGGGTATAAACAATTAGCAGAACAGTTTGTTTCAGACAGATCAGGTTATTCTATCAAGTAAGTAGAAAGAGGGGTCTTTCTAAGTGGCTAACATAAACAAAACAAAAAGAGATAAGCTGGTCGAGCAAGCGTTGCTCGAAATTGAATTTGCTCGTACTTACAAACAAGGCGCGGTAACTCGTTGGCACAAAAACGAGTCAATGTTCTATGGCAACAAACTTGGGATAGACCGTGTCGATAATAATCAAATGGGTTCACAGGCGCAGCTCCAATCGCGCGCCAATGTTGATTTAGGTAAAATGAAGTCGTTCGTCCGGTCTCTGCTTTCAAAGATCGATTCCCCTTTAAAGTTTGAATACCAACGTGGGACAATCGCTGATTTAAAGAAAACCCAACTACTTAACGCGCTCAAAGAAAGAGACGCTGATTTGGATGATTGGGATGAGAAAGACTTAGCTGGGAAACTACAGCTCGTTTTATACGACAGGGCAATTTTCTCGTATCATGCTGATTCATATGACGGCTATTGTTCTTATCTTGAGAATGTAGACGTGTATGATTTCTTAGTAGACCCAAAAGTTGGGGGGCTTAATTTAGATAAAGCTAGGTTTCTTGGTAGATACGGCATTGAGAAAACTAAATGGGAGTTAAAGGAGGGCACTAAAAATGGTTTATATATACCAGAAGAAACAAAACTTTTGACATCAGGTGCTGGTAATCCAGTTGTTACGAATCAAGAAGAGATAAACAAACAAAACCGCTATGCTTTTGTAGGCACTTCAGATAAACAAATACAAGCGCCCGATCTGTATAAATTCTGGGAATGGTACACAACTTTTGAGGGTGAAAGATACTACCTGCTTATAAGTGAGGACGGCAAGCGCGCTATTCGATGTGAACTTCTTGCAGATATATTTAAAAAAGACGCGAAACTAAAAGACTCAATGTGGCCTTTCTGGTCATATGCTTCTCTCATTGATCTGACTGAATTTTGGACACCAAGCTATGCGGACGGAGTGCGCGAAGTGTTTATGGCACAAACTGTTTCCATTAACCAAATGCTCGATAACGCCGAGCAGGTTAATAAGCCACAAAAAAAGGTCGATACGTCTGCCATTGAAAGTCTTGCTGATATTATATACAAACGAAACGGAATCATAAGATTCAAAGCAGGGGTCGATGTGAACAAGGCATTCCAAATCGTTGAAACTCAAAGTATCACGACACCCCTGAATGTGTACGATAAGCTGGAGCAGATTCAGCAGACAGAATCAGGCGTGACTTCTGGTGTTAAAGGTTCAGCTGAAGAAGATAAGGTCGGCATATACGAGGGCAACATCGCACAAGCAGCAGACCAATTTAACTTACTCAATAAGTCATACACCAAAGGGTATCGACGTTTTGCGAAACTTTATTGGTACGGCATTGAAGACCATTTGACTAAAAAAGTAGCAGTCAAAATTCTTGGTCCAAAAGGCCTTGAGAAGACTGTGTTTGTTGCCCGTCGTGATATCCGCCCATCATCTGAGTACAGGATTTTAATAAAGAGCAGTGATTCAGAATCGCGAGCTGATAATGTCGACAAGAAAAATAAAATTCAGTTTCTTGCTGGGCATCGGGGTAATCCTTTGGTTAATCAGAAGATTCTACTTGAAACAGAAGCAGCAATCATAGGTCTTGATAATGACCTTGTGCGTACACTTCTTGATGTTCAAGATTCTGGGACCGCAATAGTTATATCAGAAGCAGAGCGTGACATTGAAAGTATTCTAGACGGCAAAGTGCTTGAGCCAAATATGAACGCTAATATTGCTTACGCAAACCATTTCATTGAGTACATGAAAGATCACAAAGAGGATATGAGCGAAGACACGTTCTTGCTTATGCAAGATTACCTGACTCAGAGTGAGACGGTAATCGCAAATAATACGGGTACACAGCTTATGAATGACTTGGCAAAAGAAGGAGGGATCAGTGATGGCGGTGTCAATATCGAAGACACAGGACAGGAAACATTACCAACAGAGGCTAACGAAATAATATAAATATATGCCAATAAGAGGAAACAAAAAATCATACGGAAAAATGAAAATGTTGAAAAAAATAAATAAAAAGAAAAAATAAATGAAATACACAATCAAAAAACAATTTGAAGGAGAGGGTCAAAATGAATTTGATTCTATTATTGAAATTTCAGGTCTTACGTCCGAAACTAGCGTAAACGGTTTACTCGACTATCTCGAGAGCGTAAAAAAAACAGTTAGACAACAAGAGGGTCAAGTGCAAATGAATGAAGTATTTATTGAAAAAGCTGTTGAAGCACTACCAATGCTGAAAGACATACCTGAAGACAAGTTGGGTTTAGTTCTTTCTTTTGTTTCAAAATTTATGGCTAATAAAGAGTCAGTTGAGATACTAAAGACTTGTGCGGCAACAATCGAAACGTACGAGAAGCACTTGGATAGCATTGAAAAAGAGACAGGAATTAAATGCGTCCCAATAATTAGTCCAATCCAAAATGGATAAAGAAGTCATACAGAAAGAACTAAAGAAACTAAAAGCACTCGAAGCGGTGTCACACCTTGAGGGTGTTGTTTTGTTAAAAGAGTATGTTAAGGAGAATACCGTTAATTCTCTTTCAGTTCTTCTTACCGTGTACATGGAGAAGACGGACTCTGAAATAAAAGCTTTGTGTTCAACAATCAAAGCAAACTTAGATTTGTATCAGTTCATTACTGGGAATCCTGAACAGATTAGAGCGATAGACGAATTGTTGGAGCCGAAATAATTTCGGGCTACCGCATACTTGTAAGACTTTGCCCCCTCTTAGCTTACAGGTAGCCGGTAGCCTAAAATAACTTTTTTAGGGTATAATTATAAGTAATAGTTACCAGATGGCGAACTGGTGTAACAAAATAGCCTTAGACTATTATGGTAGAAGAAAAAAAGGACGCTCCGGCCGTAAAGGAGGGTGAAATCGCACCAAAAAAAGATGAAGTGGTGGTTGGCGATATTGTTATTCCTGAAGTTAGTAAGGACAAACAAATTGCACAAGATCAGAAGAGACGTGCGGAGAAAGCAGAAGCAGAAATGGCTATTTCTGAAGCGTCAGTTATCGAGTTGCGTGATCAAATAACAAAGTTAAAGACAGCTGGGGTTACAGGTGAAAAATCTGCACTCCAAGTCAATGATGAGTTAAAACGTCTTGCTAACGAACATAATATTGACGAATCGTTTCTCACACAACTGGTTTCTACTGTTCGGACGGCTACCACAAGAGAGATAAGAGAGGAACTAGACAAAGATTACACGCCAAAGTTAGCTAAAATTGAGAACGAACGCAGTCAAGAGAAAATGAACGTACAGTTCAATGAATTGTACTCAAGTGTTCTCAAAGACATGCCAGAGTATTCGAGTATCGTTAACAAATCTGTAATCAAATCACTTGCCTTTAACCCTGAGAATGCAAAGAAGACTCTTCCACAGATACTAGAAGAGGCTTACGGTGCGGCACTCACAGGAAAAAAATCCATTGAAACTTCAAGATTTTCGCGTGAACAAGAATCTCCTGATTTTGATAATCCTTCAAAAGAAGACTGGGATAAGATAGAGAATGATCCGAAATCTAAAGAAGAATGGTCAAAAAAAACTGAAGCACAAATAAAGCGGTATCTATAACAGAAGAGGGGGGAATCATTATAATTAAAATTTATTCCCCATGTTAGACGCATTCGCTAGGAATTTTAGTAACACTTATCAGGAATTTTTCCCAAAAGTGTTGATTGCAATGAAGATTGCAAACACAAGATTATTGTCCGATCTTACTTTTGGACAAAGCATTGACCGAGTACGATACGATATCTCGGCTATCGACGTTCAGGACCGAGTTGCTCGAACTGACGGTACTGTTGACCTCGTATCAGACGAACGAGAAACTTTGACTGTAGACCAAGACAAGATGGTACTCTTTAACCTTTCTGCGAAAGAAATGGTACAAGCTGGACCTCTTAACCCAGGTACAATTATTGGCGGTCAGGTTGCAGTGAAACTCGCGACACACGTTGATGCCGACATTCTTAATCAGACATTGAACGCCTATGCTGATTTTGACACAGGTTCTTTGACGACTCTCATTGCAAACACCACACCAATCGCCCTGACATCAACCACTGTTCCGCAGATGGTTTCACGTCTTCCTGCTTTACTACGACGAAACAATCAAAATCTTTCTAACTTGGTACTTGTCGTTGATTCGATTGCCGCTTCAGACATGTTCCAGTACCTTTTGGGTAAAAATGCAGATTTTGTTAACTCTCTGTTCAAGAACGGTTTCGTTAATGAAGAAGTAGCTGGTGCAGAAGTGTATGTTTCAGAAAACCTTACAGGTGAAGCAACCCTCGCTATGGCTACAAACGTAACAGCTGGCGACACAATCACTGTTGAAGGAGTTGTATTTACAGCGCGAGCAATACCTTCTCTAGCTGGAGAATTTGACATCGGAGGTTCCGCTGACGCAACACGAGCTATCATCGCTAATGCAATCAACGGCTCAGCAACGGGCAAAGATTCAGCGGTTGGTTACTTTGAGGTATCAGCAGCTAATCGACGTATTCTTTCTAAGACAAAGAGAATCACCGCAACAAACAACGACACTACTAATATTCTTACGATTGTCGCTGTTGGTTCTGGTCGACTTACTCTTGCGGAAACATTTACAGACGCAACTGATGCGTGGACAAAAAACTTTATTCACGCTTATTTCGGAAAAAAGGGTGCAATAGACGTAGTTGTTCAGAAAGAATCTAAGATGGAGATGTTACAGGAACCAAAGCAGCCAGGATCAAAAAATATTTCAAGCACAATCATTTACGGGCTAAAAACCTTTTTTGATGGCTCACAGAAATTCCTCGACGTTCACATCGCTGCGTAATTATAAGTAATTAAAAAAAAACATGCCTTATTCAACAGGAAACGCTGACGGAGTAAAGATTTTTGACAAAACAGCAGATGGTTTGGCTATTCGAACCACACTTGATAGTGGAACACCGCCAACAACTGCCAATGTTTTTGCAAAAGGTTGTTCAGTTATGGCACTCGACACTGGAGTACGCTATATAAACACAGGTACATCAGCGATCCCATCTTGGGAAATCAACTAGTATGAAAAAAATATTTATTCTAATAGCATTGATTGCGATTGGGGGGTATTTCTTCCCTCGATTGTCTGAAGCCCCGATTTTGGGATCGTCGAAAGTAGGTACTCAGTTTGGAGTACAAAGAATGGCAACTGTTGTTTTCTCACCAACTACCGCAACAACAACTTCACTCTTTAATAGTGACGTAAACGAGCGTTACATTACTGATGTTGTATTTTACTGCGATAATTTGGGTTCGAGTAGGACACTCTTAACAGGTGTAGGTTTGCTTTCTGCTGGTTTTACATTTTCAGCTGCCACGACCTCGAATTCGACATCGGGATTGCAAGGTAATACGAATTTTGTTCTAAACACGAGCGTCGCGACTACAACCTTCCAAAATTATGTTGCATCTTCGACACCAGGATTAACTGGTACAGCGGTCAACAGGTTCTGGCCAGCCGGTACGTTTCTTACATATGTTGCAAACGCTACAAACACAGCGGTATGCACCATAAATACAGACTACATACCGAGCTAATTTGTGCGCTTCTTTCGGTCGTCACTTACGAGTGGCTTCCGAGGTTAAGTCCATAAAATATGTTAACAAATACACAAGACATAATTAACGAGTTCTATACTTTAATTGGAGACACCAGTGATTTGTCGTCCGCCGAAGTTTTAAAGTTAGCAAACAAAATTTATTTTGAAATATTAAGAAGTAAGCAGTGGGAATTTTTAAAAAAGGAATCAACCGGGAGTATTTCAGGTACCGACATTGCGGAGCCGTCTGATTTTTCCAATCTATTGACGGACAATCCTAAGGTTTATATAGGAGAAAATAATTCTGAATTCATGGTTGTGCCGTTTAGTGAACGAAGACTGTATAGAAACCAAAATTTGACTGCGTATTATGATTCACGACAACAAAAGCTAGTTTTCACAAAGACACAAGACAATACATATTCATTTGATTATATATATGTACCAGTTGCCTTGACTGTTGCTGGTAGTAATCCTGTATTCCCCAACCGATTTTGGAATGTGCTGCCTTTCTTTATGGCAAGCGACAATGATTTTATCCAGCTATTTGAAAAAAATCGTTCTTATTCTGGGGAAAATAGAATGCGAGGTGAAATGATTTTATCTGACATGAAGTCGTGGAATGATAGGCTAAACAGTATCCAAACATACGGAAATTAAATGATTACTCAATTTCAAATAGACGGAGGTTGGATGTATGTCTTATTCGCTGACGGTACGATCAATCGAAAATACTTACCAAATGCGGCTCTGTCTGAATGGGAAAATGTTGTGTTGCCAGTTTTTGATGATTTGGTTTTACCTATTCAATCAAAATCCGGTGAAGTAAAAAGTGTCCAGGTAAGCTAAGAAAAACATGAGAGAGAAAAAAATCAATCTTTTTGTCAGCGGTGTCCAAAACTTGATATCTAATGAGATTATTGCTTCTGACGCTTCCTCTGGTTCAATGTCATGGAGAACAAAGGACGGCCGTATTGAACTTGTGAGAGGTAGGCAGGAGACTGGTATCAGCACCACAAACCCCACGCTTGTAACTGAGGCTCTTGACGAGCTTACAACAGAAGCGGGCGATATGTTGGTACTTAGTCAGTCAGAGGTGGAATCTTCGGTGGTCGGAGCTGTCTATGCACAGATTTTTGCTCCTAGACAAGACGGAACGCGGATGCACTATTGCAAAAAAAATAATAAAATCCAAGTTAAACAAGGTGATAATTGGGTCGATGTAATCACTGGCTTAACTAACGAATCAGAAGTATTCTTTGCTCCGTATGCCTCACTCGCCGGGAACTATCTTTTTGTTGGATGTCGGGACGGTCTGTACAAAATAAATCTAGCCGATCCTTTGTCTTACAAGGATATGTATAACTCTACTAAGAATCACAAAGGGTACATGTTAATAAATGAAGCTCGCATGTTTTTGTGGAATAGGTTTGACCCACCAGGAGATCAAACGGCTATTTATCTTTCAAAAATTGATCCACAGGGGACTAACTACACAACAGTAACAGCCGAAATTCTTGGGGTATCAGGGAGTACCGTGTACACAGGTACATTGGCAGCCTCAACAGGATTAAGATTTGTTTTTGGAATAAGTGTCGTTGGGACAACGGCCGCAGGTGTTGAGACATTTGTTGATAATCAAAATGGAGTTTTGACGAGCGACAAAGGAGGGACGGGTACAATAAATTATACCACTGGCCAGTATAGCGTAACGTTTAACGCTGCTGTTTCGTCAGGTAACGCAACGGCTACCTATCAATGGGAGGATTCAAACGTTAATGGTATCACTGACTTTACTTTCTCATCTCCTCGACTAGCAGGGGAGGGTGATTTTATTCCCCAAGAATATCTTGGTGAGCCGATTCGTAATGTTGTCCCTTTTGATGGTGCGTACTACTCGTTTAAAACAACCTCAGTTTATGAATTGAACTTAACAGCAGATGACACCAACGCAACTAATGCAGTATTTCGGTCTGACATTGGGGTCAAGTCTCTGAGAGGAGTTGTGGCTACCAGTAAAGGTATCGCATACATTGATACCGCAAACCCAGACAAACCGATACTTTCAATGCTCGTTCGTAACCCAGTGGGAGGTAACCTCGAACCAATAAATCTAACTCCGTTATTTGCTTGGGAAAATTACATCTTTGATCAGTGTGTAATGGACACATGGGGTGAGTACATACTCGTGTCGTGTCGGACCACTAGTTCGGATAATAATGATCGTTTGGTTTTGGTTAATACTTCTCAAAAATATTCTGTAGATATTACTTATTACGGTGTCAGATCATTGGCTAAAAATGAAGGGCTTTTATATGGAGGTGGCGCATTATCAGAAGCGATCTATCAGTTATTTACAAATGATGATGACCTTGCGGGGGTTATAGATAATTTTTGGATTAGTAAAAATGACAATTTTGGTGATGATAGATTAAAAAAGGTGCGCTACTTAGAATTAAAAGGACTTATTGACCCCAATCAGTTTTTTTCGGTGTACGAGTCGTTTGATGACGGCACAAATCAACTCGTCGGTACAGTTTTAGGTAGTGCTGACTATGTAGACCTTTCTAACCCTCAATTTATAGAAACAGGGTTGGATTCAACAAGCGGTACTGGGTTGATTGGAGGGGATGAAATTGGAGTATCAGCACTGGGCGGGGGGCTTGGTACAACCCCGACGGGTGATTCAATTCTTGCGTATCCTTTTTATACTCGTATAAAAATAAGAACCTCAAAGTTTCGTGTACGTCGTTTGACATTCGTAGCGTTGGGTTTTGGATATTGTGCAATAAATATGATTAAGGATTTTGACATCTTGTCTTTTGAACAGAGGATACCGGGGAGGTTTAGAATTAAAAGATATGTGTCACTTGATGGTGCTACGACAGATTTGGATACACAACCATAAACATGCTATAATTAAAAGATAATTAAGCGGGGGGAAAGCTTATATTTGGCAACAAAAAAAATAACAGATTTAAGTGCGATCACGACCCCCCTGTTAACAGATATTTTGCCTATTGTTAGCGACCCTGCGGGGTCAGCAACAACAAGTAAGGTAACAATGCAGAATCTTGTCGGCGGGAGTATTTCTATTGCTTCAAATTTTGTTACAGCGTCTTTAAGTGCGGTTGATATAACCGGCATGACTTTTCCTATTGCGGCAAGTGAGATTTATGCGGTTCAAGTTTATGGTACATGCTCAAAAGCGACATCAGCCGATGGTTTGAAATTTGCCATAAATTGCCCGACTTCTGCGACTATTGCAGGGATACAACTAGGTGGAGGCGCAACATTAGCCGCCCCCCTTGTCCCGTCTTTAATTTCTTCGATCAACACGCTTGGGACAACACTCGCCACTGGCGTAGGGGTTCAGGTATCTTTCGTGTTGTCGTTTCGAGTAGTGAACTCAACAAACGCGGGCAATATAAAAATTCAATGCGCTTCAGTTACAGCAAACAGCGCAACTATTAACGCTGGAACTTATATGGTTTTTAGGAAGTGTACTAATGTATAAATATGACATTAACTTTAACTAAAGCAGTAGCAGATTTTTCAAAACAATTAGCGGAATCAGCCTCTATCGGAGCTGTAACTTCTTCTTTGAATAATGGACTAGACTCAGACGGTGTTCAAATCACTAATCAAAAGATTTATGGTTTTACTGTAGACTCTGGTTCTCGCAAAGAATACATTGTCGCGTATTTTGATAACAATAACCAACTTTCACAAATCGTTTCGATTTCAAGACAAGGTGTAGCAACAACAGGTTTTGCTAAAGGACACAACGTGGGTGCAAGCGTGCAAATTACAGATTGGGCGTTACTACTAAGGATTACAAATATGCTTAATGGTACTACTGATTGGGACGCAGGTGTACCGATTAAATATGATGCGACTCCTTCACAAGTGAATCCTTTAGCTCTCGCCACTGTGCAGTTTGTGTTAGACACTGCTTCTGGTTCTACAGTTTTGGCTTTCAACCCGCAAACGGTTAACGGTGTTGTTGGTGAGGGTGTTACATCTGGTGACTGGGTTTATCTTAAAGAGTCAGACGGCAAGTGGTACAGAACTGATGCCGACGCGGTAGCAACAAGTGTCGATGTTAAAGTTGGAAAAGTTAGAGCAACGACACTTATTAACCAGTCGGTAGCTGGTGGTATTTTTATATCTGGGACTGAAACCGTTGGTACATACGTCGCAGGAACAATCTACTACATCTCAAATACAGCTGGTGCGTTATCAACATCAGCAGGAACGAATTCAGTAGTGGTAGGTGTGGGTGACGCGAATACTGATCTATTTTTTAGTCAGCCTCTTAAGCCTATTCCTAATGCGTCTACTACGGTCAGGGGGTTTGCAGAACAAGCGACCGATGCAGAAGTTCTTGCTCGAACATCAACTGGCGCAACTGGCGCTCCTCTCTTTGTGAATCCGTCGTCACTTTCTAGTCTTGTTAAGTTTGGCGGAACAGGTGCTGATGGTGCGCTTACAATTTCTTCTGGTACAACTACGCTTGACCTTGCGGGTGCAATTATGTTCACGCGAAACTATTCAAGTATTTCAATAACAGGCACTGGGGTTTTGGCGTTTTCTAATCCACACGCAAACGGAACGACAATAACTCTAAAATCTCAAGGAAATGTAACTATTACATCTTCAACGAATCCGGCCATTAATCTTCGGAGTCTCGGCGGTACTGGGGGGACAGCTGGGGCTGACGGTGAGGGTTCCGGTGGAATCGGTTCGATTGGGAATTCTTATATAAACTCGGCTAATCCAGGAACTGGGGGGGCTACTGGTGCTGGGGGTATCGCCGGTGCGGCATTTTCACCAACGTATCTGAATAATATTCAAGACAAGAACATAAAATATCATACCGGCAGTGGTGGCGGTGGAGGGAAGGGGGGGTCATCAACTGGAGGTCCAAGAGTCGGCGGTGCCGGTGGTCGCGGTGGCGGTTCTTTATATATTGAAGTAGGTGGGGCATTAAATATAACAAGTACAATAAACGCAAGTGGCGCAGACGGAGGGGTTGGCTCTGCCGCAGCCTTTCAGCGATATGGGGGCAGCGGTGGTGGTGGCGGCGGTGGCGGAAAAATTATTATTTTGCACAACACATTAACAGCAAACAGTGGGACGTATACAGTTACTGGTGGTGCTGGTGGCGGTGGCGGTGGCGGTGGTAGCGGTGTTGGTTCCTCAGTGGACAATTCCCGTGGCGGTGGCGGTGGCGCTGGTTATTCGGCCGGGACAAACGGTGGTATTAATAGTGGCTATGACGGTGGTGCAGGTGGTGCCGGTGGCGCTGGTCTTTCATTGGTAGCTCCTAATACAGAGTTCTCTTAAAAATTATGGATTACGAAAACAACCCTTTTTACCTAAGACCAGGAGAATCACAAAATGATTACTTTTCGAGGAATCAGCGTCGCAACAATCAACCTGTCGGTGGTATTTTTAATACAATAAGAGACAGAGAAACAGATTCAGATCGAATGCAAAATCGTCGATTTGAGGATTCTCAAAGATTAAGTACTGACCCAAGTTTCTACCGGGGGCAGTTTATTTCTATGTTTCAAGATCGAATCAATGCTCTAAACCAAGTTTATGATCAGCAATTAAGTAAAGCAAGAATCGCAGGACAAGGTCGCGTGGGTTCTGGTACAGCTGTTCTAAACCGCCGAGGTCTTGTGGGTTCTCCGCGCGGTCAAGCTATTCAGGAAAATATCGTAGACGCAAACACTGGTTTTGAAGAAAGTATCCAAGCACGAAGAAACGCCGAAGTCGGTGCTGTTGAAGGACTTGTAAGCCAAATGGCAGTTGAAGAAGCTCGGGCTAAATCTCTATCAAAAGAACAAGGCGCAGATGCGTATCTTGAACATTTAAAGACGGTGGAAGTAAGAAAATCTGGTTACTTAGATCAGAACATTGAGTCAGTTATGTCTCAAGGTTTAGACATAAATAATGTAGCTGATTCCATTGCCAAAGGTCTTGGAGTGCAAAAAGAACAAGTACTCCTTAAGTACCAAGACGCTGTAGCGGCACAAAAAAATGCTATCTTTGAAAGAGAAGGTGAGGAACTAAAACGCGGTAAGACTAGTGCAGAGATAGATAAAATTAATGCAGATATATTACTTGCAGATAAAAAATTCAATGAGGATAAAAAGCAGTTTGGGTTAGAGTATGCACTAAAGGCAAAAGAACAGTCATTCAAAGAATTAGCAGTTAGAGGTAAAAATAATACAACTGATTCTTCGATAGTTATTGCGAACACACAAGATAAAATTAATACAATTAACGGTTTTTTGAAAATTGATACGAACGGGAATGTTATGGGGCTTTCTAAGGCTGGCCAAAAAACTGTTGGTCCAAATAGATGGGCGCGTTTATCATTTGGTGAAGATTTTACAAATCTAAAAGGCGATTTTTCTGCGTCAATTAACCAACTAACTTCCCAACTAACTCTTGATAAGCTTGTCGAAGCAAAAGCGTCTGGGGCTACATTCGGGTCATTAACTGATGGAGAAAGAATAACTCTCTCGGGAGCTGCTACTAAATTAAACAGCTATGCTATTCGTTTAGACAATAAGCCTGATGGTAAGATTATCGGGTACAAGTCTACGGAAAAACAATTCGCAGATGAACTCGCAAAAATCCGTGACTTAGCTCAAAGAGACTTAAGTAGGAGAACAAGGAACTCGTTTAGTTCAGATGAATCAAGTCAACTAGATCAAGAATTTGGTAACGAATCATCATATTTTGAATAATTATGGCTTTTAATGCAAAAGAAAAATCAATACTCGATTGGGGAAAAGCCAACGGCAAAACTCGTGGGGAAGTCGAAAAAGCTATTGTTAATTATAGAACAGGGGTGACCCCTAAAAAAAATGAAATCTCAAATCCCGCTCCTGTAAAACAAAGTTTTGTGAAAGATTACGCGTCAGATTACGCGTCAGATATTGGTCAAATAGTTCCAGGAATAAGAAACTCTTATAATAACAGACAAAATAATCTTACTTCGATAAGGAGGGCAGACCAAGGGCTTGCTTCAAGAACTTTCCAACACATAGGTGAAGGGTTTGGGTTTGTTGGTGATGTTGGTGCAGAGGTCATAAAAGGTAATGTGAAGGCTGTATTACCTCAAGGAGGGGAGGATTTTGTAAAAGCCAGTATTCCTAAAGTTATAGACGGAATGGCTAAATTCGGGAAAATTATTACCCCAGACCAAGTAACAGACTTCGGAGCTAAATTGTTTCTAGAGTACGATGGTCTTGACGAAGAAACAAAAAGAAATGTAAATGCTTCTTTTAACATAGGAAGTCTATTATCAGAAGCCTTTGGTGTAGGAGCAGGAGCTAAAGGTGTAAAGGTTGCAGGTAGAGCAACTATGCGCATGGCAGGTGAAGCATTTGAGCAGGTAGAAAAAAGGTTGGTAACATCTAGTAAGGGATTAACATCTAGTAAGGGATTAACAGGAGCATTCCAGAGTGGGAAAGAATTAGTTGAAAGAATTCCTAGGGCGATCAAACGAGTACAGGAGGCAGGGGAAAACGCTGCAATCAGAGCTGAACGATTAAGGACATCAACTCCTGATGTTCAGAACGCCATAAAAGCAAATCTTGACGATCGAATAATCAACACGGTTGTTGACGCTGATAAAAATACCATAAAAGCATACAAAGAAATGCTTGATATTGCTGATACTGCGGGGACTAAACTCAAACCAGCACAACGTCCTGAAATTGTAGCAGGTCGCGTTGCAGGGGATCAGTATACAACAATCGACACTGCAAGAAAGTCGGTAGGCAAACAGATTGGAGAGACTGTCGACAAGCTTTCAGAGACTCAAATTATAAATATTTCAAAAGACCGCATCATGTTGAATGATGTTTTAAAGAAACAAGGTATATCCATTACAGATGATGGTCTAAATTTCTCAAGTTCAAGATTCACACCTGCTGCAAGGTCGCGAATTAATGAACTCTATACTCTAGCAAATGAAGGTGGTGTAAATTTAACGCCGCGGCAGATTTATGATAAAGACCAGTTATTTTCTGCGCTTCAAAGAGAAACTCGAATGGAGGGAATCGGCGACATTATCATTGATGTGGGGGGTGAGAAGAAAAATATGTTTCAAGTATTTAGAGACATTTTTTCAGATACTCTTGAGACGAATACTCCACAAATCAAAAACCTCAATCGTGAATATAGGAAATTAGTTACACTACAAGATGACCTTGAAAACAGTATTATCAAAAGTGGAAATTTCCAAACAACAGGGAATATAGACCCCTCTGAATTCGCGAAAACAAATCTTCGTAGAATTTTAGGAGACGCTCAAAGTTCTGCGGATTACCGAGAAATTCTGAATAAAATGGATACTTTATCTAGGGAATTAGGATATCAGGGAGCAAGAGCTGATGACCTCATAACTTTCGCTACTGAACTAAGAAGGTTATATCCCGATACTATTCCCGCTACTAGTTTTTCTGGGGGGTTCAAAACAGGGATCGGTAATATCGCTGAAAAGGTTTTAGAAATTGGTAAGCCCGGTACACTAGACCAACAAAGGGCGTTGAGAAAGTTAATTGAGGGCCTTAGCCAGTAATAGAAACTATGACAAAAAGAACAACCCAAATTATAGCAAAAATTATAGCCAAAGGCGGAGAGATGACGCAAAGTATTAAAAATATACCTAAATTTATCATGTACACATCATAACTTATTAGTATAATAAAGTCAATGGGAAAAGAAAACAATACAGAATTAGAGGCACAAAATATTCTCCAGCTGGAGGCTAATTCAAAGTTGGAATCTATCGAAAAAAATACTGAATCGACACTCCTTGAGGTTTCAAAGACAAAAGATGTCCTTAATAATCTAGAGCCTGTCCTTGAATCCATTGTTGTGAATACAGCACCAAAAGAAATACAAAAAATAGAAATTGTTGGTTTTGATTTTAGTACACTAAAGGGGCCAAAGGGCGATAAAGGCGATGATTCCACCGTCGCAGGGCCAAAGGGTGACAAAGGCGCTGATTCCACTGTCGAAGGGCCAAAGGGTGATGATTCCACTGTCGAAGGGCCAAAAGGCGACAAAGGCGCTGATTCCACAGTCGCAGGGCCAAAGGGCGACAAAGGCGCTGATTCCACTGTCGAAGGGCCAAAGGGCGACAAGGGCGATGACGGTTCACCTGACACCCCAGAAAACATCGTAGAGAAACTCAACACACTGACAAGACAGCTCAACTGGAAAGTGTTGAAAGATATCCCAGAAAACCTTGGAGGGAAAGGAGGTGGAGCTGGTTTTTTGCGCGAGATTTCAGATGTCGAAATATTAACCCAACCTAATAACGACCAGACTCTTTCTTGGGATTCGCTTAAACAGAGGTGGACACCAAAAACACCATCAGGAGGCGATCTCACTGTGTTTATACGAAGAGACGGCACATCTACCACCACAGCCCCTATCCCTTTTGCATTAGGGCTTACTTCTGCGGGCAACGTTACAATAGACGACGGGATTCAATCTAAATTCTTAACTGTAGGGAACGTAGGGACTCTCGGC